CGACTGGTCAAGGGCACGCCGCTTACAGCGGCGGAGCATGATGGCAACTTGGACAAGCTGGAGGATGGGATTGAGGCGGCTGGCACAGACCTGAGTTACACCGCCGCCACCCGGACGCTGGCGAGCTCCACAGGCGCTGACGTGGTGCTGCCGCTGGCGACCACCAGCGCAGCGGGCCTGCAGAGTGCTGCGGACAAAACCCGCATCGACGAACTAGGCGCGGAGGATTCCCCTAGCTTCACCGGCCTCACGATCACCGGCACCGCGCCGGTCGTCATCCCCCACATCCACGGCGGCATCGCCGGGAACTTCTACGTTCACGTCCGCAACGCCAGCGGAGGGGCTCTGGCGGCCGGCACGGCTGTCTACGCGACCGGCAGCGTGGGCGACACCGATCGAATCAGGGTGGCGGCCTGCGACCCGACCGATCCGCTCAAAATGCCGGCGATCGGCGTGCTGGAGACGACCCTTGCCAACAACGGCGATGGCGACGCCGTGATCCTGGGCGAGCTAAGGCCGTTCAATTCCAACAGTTATCAGCTGGGCGATCAGCTCTATGTCGGCGCTGGCGGCGCCCTGGTGGCGACGATCCCGGCATCTGGCGAGGTGCAGCAGGTCGGCAGCGTAGTGAGGGTGAACGTTAACACCGGGACCATCCTGGTGAACACTGGCGCGGCGATGGCCCGAGTGGGCTTCACTGGGGCCTATGGCGATCTCTCAGGCCGGCCAACACTGGGCGGCGCTGGAGTGCATACCGTCAACGTCCCCGCGGATTACGCCACAATTCAAGGGGCACTAAATAGCATAAACGACAAGATACTTCAAGCCGGCACGACGTTTAGGATTAAAGTCGCAGATGGTACATATACACTTGCGTCGTCAATCATTGGCAATCACCCACAAGGCGATCAAATAGAAATTATTGGCAACGAAACCACTCCATCAAACTGCGTTATTACGGTTAGCGGACTGCCAACCTTTGACGCCTTAGTCGTCAGTAATTCACATAAGCTAGGCCGCCTCAATGGCTTCAGGTTTACATTGTCCTCCAAGCCTGGTCTAGCCAATAACTTTACCGCAATTCTGGCCGAAAGTGGGAGTCAGATTATTTGCGGGCCAGATATTGAAACCAATAACTGGTACTACGGCATTGCTGCAAGGAACGGTTCCTTTATTTCTTGCGATGGTGCTTCAGTCAACAACGCAGGCGATGTAGGTATTTGGGCATTTGTTGGGTCTACGATTTACTGCAGAAACGCAACATCAAACAATGTTACAGATGCGGCTAACGGATGGGGGTTTGGATTTCAAGCGGAATACGGATCAGCAATGGATTGCTCAGGTTCTTCTGCTTCTGGATGTCGCGTAGGGGGAATTGCCTCTCTGAGTGGCTCCACCGTTAGGGCTTATGGCTGCACAGCGTCATCCAATACTGGAAGCGGCTTCTTTGTGCGAGACAATGGAACTATCATCCGTCATAACTCAACAGCATCCAACAACGGCAGGTACGGCGCTGAAAGGATGGACAGCGGCTGGATTGAGGGCGGGGGTATCACTGAGGCTGGCAACACGCTAGGGACGACCAATAGGTTTGCCATTCTCAACCAAGATGTTGCTCTTGGGGCGCGAGTTAATAGCTCCTCTGGGGCCCTCCGGCTTGACTCTGGTGGCGGCGAAGAATTAGCTGTTGCAATGCACGGCCCGACAGGGTTGCAGTTTGCTGTCCGCGATACTGCAAGCCCGACATCCTGCTTTGAGGCACTTGGATCTTCTATTGGCCAGCCTGCCCTACGCCCCCGTGGCGGCGCTGCGACGATAAGCAGCAACATCCAAGGCAAGGGGGCTGGCCTTGTCTATCTTGGCAGCCAACAAGCACACTTTTTAGGAGTCAACGGAGTTCCTGCTGGCCAGGCGCCACAACTTATCTCCGAAGGCAGCGCTACCAACATTGACCTGCATCTAAAGCCAAAAGGGTCAGGCCAGCTTCGATGGGGTGTTCATGCTGGCGGATCAGTAACAGCAAATGGATATGTTGAATGGAAACTGGATGATGGATCAATCGTTCGCGTTGCTGCCCAAAAATTATAGATTTTGGAGCTGTTATCCCATGACCTGTGATGTCGCAATGATCGCCGTGATGATGGCCCCGGCCAGCGTTGCCGTCGCAGTGCTACTGGTGGCGCTGCTACGGATTGGATGGGAGTGATGCCCTACCTGATCCGCTTCACCGCCGCCGTTGCACTGGTGGCCAGCCTGCTGGGCTGGCTGCTGAGTGCCGTGCCCCTGCCAGTGGCGCTGGTAGGGGCGGTCGTCGTCGCCTGGGTGGTGTTTGACCTGGTGCAGCCTGTTTAGGCTGACCTTATGGCAACCCGACGCGAACAGATCATCTCTGCTGTGGCCACCGCCCTGGGCACTACCAGCGGGGTAGGTGGGCGCGTCTACCGCAGCCGCCAAGAGGCTTTCAGCCGCAGTGAATCGCCGTCGGTGATCGTTGAGCCCGGCCCTGAATCATCCGGTCCCGAGGCCGTCAGCACCTGCAAAATCGACCACACCCTGACGCTGGTGGTCGCCGTCTACGCTCGTGGCCTGATCCCTGACGAGGTGGCGGATCCCGTCGTGCAGTCCGTTCACAGCCTCCTAATGGCCGATCGCAGCCTAGGTGGGCTGGCGATGGACATCTGGCCCCTGAGCCGCAACCCGGAGTTCAATGCCGCCGATGGCGCCGCTGTGGTGGAGGTGCTGTCGTACCGGATCCGCTACCGCACCAGCGTGACGGATCTCAGCGTGGGCGCTCCATAGGCTGCAAGTACGGAACCTCACCCCTCCGCATGGCGCGATCCAAACCTGAGCCTGACCCTCGGCCGACCGATGGCGGCAGCTATCTGCTGGACGAGGCCACCGGCAAGTGGATCAACCAGGACTGCAAGCCCGCTGAGTGCGTGATGCCCACCCCTGCCCCCGCTCCGAGCAATGACGAAATCGACGCATAGGCGCCTTCTGCTGGCGGCAGTGGAGGCGAGCTACGGCACCTTCGAGACGGTCGCCGGCACCGATGCCCTGTTGGTGCAGAACCTGGACTGTCAGCCCCTCGACGCAGGCCTGATCGATCGCGAGCTGGTGCTGCCGTATTTCGGCAACCGGCCCAAGATCGTCGGCCAGCGGGTGGGCACGGTCACCTTTGACGTGGAGCTGGCGGGATCGGGCATGGCCGGCACTGCCCCCCGCTGGGGCCGGCTGCTGCGGGCCTGCGGGTTCGGTGAGACGGTGGTGGCCACCACCTCAGTGACCTACGCCCCGGCAATGACCGGGATCGTTGGCGTCAGCTTTGACTTCAACAACGACGGCAACCGCCACCGCCTGAAGGGCTGCCGGGGTAACGCCACCTTCAACCTGGCGGCCGGCGAGATTCCCCGGATCAGCTTCGAGTTCTTCGGTGAGTACGTGGCTGCCGCCACCGAGGCCCAACTGACCCCGACCTTCGCCAATCAGGCAACGCCGGTGATCGTCAACAACGCCAACACCACCGGCGTGAACATCCTGGGCCTGACCACAGCCTGCATGGAATCCTTCACCCTGAACCTGGGCAACGAGATCCCCCTGCGCCAGCTGGCGGGCTGCACGCAGCAGTACCCCATCACCAACCGCCTGCCCTCTGGCGAAGCGGTGATTGAGGCCCCGGTGATCGGCTCCGGTTCTGGTGAGAAGGACTACTTCGCCCAGGTGATCAGCCAGGCCACCGGAACCATCGCCTGGCAGCACGGCCAGACCGCAGGGAACATCGTGACCCTGAGCATGGGCCAGTGCAACATCGATTCCCCGACCTACGCAGACAGCGACGGGATTCAGATGCTCAACGTGCCCTACATGGCGCAGGCGACTGCAGCCAACAACGAGATGAGCCTGGTGCTCACCTGATTTCCTCCACCACTCACTGAACACCCATGTCCTTCGTTCTGAAGCAGTCGGCCAGCTACACCTGGCCGGTGCCCCTGCTCATCCCCGTGGATGGCGGCCGGCGGGAGAAACATTCCTTCGATGCTGAGTTCAAGCGGCTGCCGCAGAGCCGGATCAACGAGATCGCCAAACTGGCCCGAGCCACCGAGCTGGGCCGCGTCAGTGATGATGAGCTCCTGGACGACAAGACCGCCGCACGGGAAATCCTGATCGGATGGAGCGGCATCACCGATGACAGCGGCAAGGATGTGCCGTTTTCTGAGGCCGCGCTGGATCAGCTGCTGGAGATCCCCACCATCGCCGGGCAGATCATCAAGGCCTGGTATGGCTCGATGGAGGTGGCCAAGAAGGGAAACTGACCGGCGCCGTCGATCACTGGTGGCACGGTGACGGCGGCGCCAATGATGATCTGCTGGCGGACCTGAAGGCCTACGGCGCGGACGTGACCTGCCTGCCAGAGGTGGTGCAGAACCCGAAGCGCTTTGAGGTGTGGCCCGAGCACGAAGATGCCGTCCATCTGTTCCTGCAGTGCCAGACCCAGTGGCGTGTTGGCGGCTCGGGCGTGGTGGGCCTTGACTATGCCGTGGTGCTCCAGATGATGGATCTTTACGCTGTGGGTAACCGGCGCCAGGCACTAGAGGATCTGCAGATCATGGAGAGCCGCGCCAAGGAACTGATCAACAAGGCCGCCGAACCGAAGCAGCCGAAAGGGAGGCGCCGCTGATGGCCATGAACATGGAGGCGGTCCTGAGGATCGCGGCGAAGGTCACTGGAGCCAAGGAGATCAGCGGACTTCGGGACAATCTGGACTCTCTGAATCAGTCCAGCGGGTTAGCCAGAAAGACCTTTGCTCAAGCGCCAGAAGAAGCCAAGAAGGGCTGGGTTTCCTCCGCTGTTCAGGTGGCCGGCCTCACTGCGGCAATCGGAACGTCCGTCATGGCGGCGGTCGGGTTTGAGTCCGCCATGGCCGACGTTCGCAAGGTGGTGGACGGGCTGGAGACGCCGGCTGCACTGCAGCAGATCAGCTCCGAGATCTTGGATCTGTCCAGTCAGATGCCCATTGCGGCTGAAGGATTCGCCGAGATCTACGCCGCCGCTGGCGCATCGGGCATTGCCAAAGAAGAGCTTAGAGGCTTTGCCGTCTTGGTGGCACAGGTAGCAACAGCCTTTGAGATGACGGCAGAAGAGGCCGGCCGCTCACTGGCTCAGCTGCGCGTGTCACTGGGACTGTCGAATGAAGAAGTGGCCGAACTGGCCGACATGATGAACTACCTAGAAAACAGCACCGGGGCCTCGGCCTCTCAGCTGGTGGAGTTCATGACCCGCTCCGGCGCCATGGGCCAGATGGCGGGACTGACGGCAGAGCAGACCGCCGCATTTGGCGCGGCGATGACGCAGGCCGGATTCGAGACAGAGGTGGCCGCCACCAGCTTCAACAACATGGTGAGGGCCCTCAGCCGCGGGCCCTCCATGACTGAGCGCCAGGTGGACGCCCTGCGCCGATTGGGCTACACCATGGCCGACGCCAAGCAGATTGAATCCGAGCTAACGCGAGAGGCCGAGACCGCCAGCCGCCGCCGAGTGGATGCGGCCAGGTCGCAGAAGGATCAGGTCATCCGCCTGGCCCAGGAGCAGAGCGACCGCCGCATTGAGATCGCCCGCGATGAAACCGATCGGCTGAGCCGCGAGATCAACCGCCGGTATCGCAACGAGCAACAGGCGCTGCAGGACAACTGGGACGACCAGTCCAAGGCCCAAGAGGATGCGCTTCAGGATCGCGCAGACGCGCAGATCAAGGCCCTGCAGCGCCAGGAACGGGCGGAGATCGACTATGTGCAGAAGATTGCCCAGGCCCAGAAGACCGACGCCACGGCCGCTGTGGACCGCATCCGAGACGCCTACGAGGCCCGGATCGACGCCGTGCGCGATCAGGTGGACCGCGAGCTGACCGTGCAGCGCCGCGCCGCCCGCGACCGCCAGCAGGTGATCCGCGACGAGATGGACGATCGCAGAGAGCTGGAGCTGAAAGCCAACGCTGACCGGCTCGACTTGGTGGAGAAGCAGGAAAATGCCTTTATGGATGGACAGAAGGCCGCCGCAGAAGGCCGGTTTAAGGCCATTGAAGAGGCCGAAAAGTCTTTCGTTGAGAGCGCCAAAGCCAACGCGAAAGCAACAGGAGAGTCGCTGGCAAAGGCCTCAACTCAGGGCTTTGCCGATCGGATGGAAAAGGACGCCATTGGCACAATCACTGAGGTGCTGGGCAAGATCAGCAACCTGCCCAAGTCTCAGCAGTTGTCTGTAATCAGCGATCTGTTCGGCGATGAGGCAAGGGCGCTGTCGCCATTGATCAACAACATTGGCGAGCTAGATAGGATTTTGGCACTGTCAAACGACAGCACCAAAGCCGCAGGTTCGGTACTCAAGGAATACGCTACCCGGAGCGCTACTGCCGAAAATCAACTCAAACTGCTCAATAACGGATTTACCCAGCTAAGAATTGAGCTGGGCAATGCTTTCTTGCCAGCGCTTGCAGCCTTGCTGCCGCCGCTGACGACTGTAATCAACGCCTCCGCCAGTCTTGTGAAGGCGCTGCAGCCTGCGATCAGAGCCGTTGCTGGCCTCCTGGCCTTCGGCTATGTGGTGCCTTCAATCGTTTCGTTCGTCGGTGCCATCAGCGGGGTTGTGGCGATCTTCTCCGCTACGAAGTGGATCTCAGGCCTGGCATTGCTGGCTGGGCTACCAGGCCCCATCCGGCTTCTGGTCGCGGCATTCACGCTGTTAGGTGTCGCCGCAAGTCCGCTGGGGCCAATCCTCAACGCTGTGGTGATCGGGCTAACGGCGCTGCAGTTCTTGAACTTTGCCAAGGGATTCATTGCATTCATTCCGGGCACGATTGCAGCCCTGACCGGATTCATCGGATTCCTGTCCAGCACCGTTGTCCCCGCCCTGCTGGCGTTCTTCTCCGGCCCCGTCGGCTGGACCGTGCTGGCCATCGCTGCGGTGGTGGCCATGGCAATCGCGTTCCGCAAGCCGATCATGGAGTTCTTCGGCTGGCTCGGCGGCGCCATCGCCAACGGCCTGCAGGCGCTGTGGAAGTGGGGTGAGCCGATCAGGAAGTGGTTTGTTGATACCTGGGAAGCAATAAAGGCGCCCGTCGTTGCGGTGTTCGATTGGCTGAAAGGAGTCGCTGAAACCGTATTTACAGCAATCATCGCTATTGGATGGCAGCTTCTGGTCTGGCCCTGGATCGCGCTGTGGAATCGGGTCAAGGGCCCCGTGGGCGATGCGTGGGAGGCGATCAAGGCCTACGCAAAAGCAGGCTGGGACTGGATTGCCAAAACCACTCACAAGCTGTTTGTGCAGCCGTGGATTGACCTTTGGCAAAACGTAGTGCGCAAGCCGGTAGAAGATGCTTGGAATTGGATCCAAGAAACTTGGACTAGGCTTGTTGCATTCTGGGAAAACAACGTAACAAAGCCGATTAAAGATGCTTGGAGCTGGCTAATGACTTCGATTCGCACGGCCTTTGATACCGGGATGCAGCAAGTTCGCTCAGCATTTGGCGTTTGGGTTAGATCTTTTGTGACTCCAATTAATTGGGTAATTAACCAGATCAATAGGCTTGTGGATTCATTTAACAAACTTGCCGAGGCAACCGGCAATCCTTTCAGGATCTCCAGGCTGCCCATCATTCCAGTTCCCCAGTTTGCCCAAGGCGGCGTCGTGGATCGCCCCACCCTGGCCATGGTGGGCGAGGGTGGCGAGCGCGAGTACATCATTCCCGAATCGAAGATGCAGGCCGCCAGCTCCCGCTTCCTGGCGGGGCAGCGTGGTGCCGGGGTGGTTCCATCTGGTTCCAGTCCCTCGGCTTCCACAACCTCAGCCCCTCAAATCAGCATCACCACGGGCCCGGTGATGCAGCAGCAGGACGGCAGCCGGTGGGTCAGCGTGGAAGACTTCGAGCGGGGCCTGCAGCAGGTCGCTGAGCAGGTGGTGGGCACCCTGCGCACACCACAGGCGCGCACCGCGCTGGGGTGGAGCTGAGCGATGGCCAGGGCACAAGCACAGTTCCTCAAGCTCACCGACGCCTCGGGGATCGTGCGCGAGCGCTGGCAGTCGTACTGGTCCACGCAGGTGACCTGGAGCTCAGCGCAGTGGGACTACGTGGCGTTTATCGCTGACGGGTTCGTGGAGGGCGACAGCGGCACGGAGCAGGCGATCAGCGTCAAGCTCCCCGCCACACCCCGGGCCGTGGTGGTGTGCGAGAGGGCCCGGGCGGCAGGCTGGGTCGTTGAGCTGCAGGTCTACCAGTTCGATGATTTCGCCGCAGCTGCTGGCCCAGTGGCAGGCCAGGAGCTCGTGGCCCAGTTCAACGGTCAGGTGGTGGGCGCTGCCGCCACGGTCACCACGTTCACCCTGGAGCTCGGCAGCGCACTGGCCCCGGTCGGCGCAACAGTGCCGCCCCGCACACTGACAACAGCACTGATGGGCGTGGGGTGCCGGTTATGAGCCCATTCATCCGCGGCACCGACCCCCTGGCCCTGCTGGCGATCCAGGCCGGCCAGACCCCGACGCCATCAGAACAGAGCGGCGCAGAGGGCAACAACCCCCTCGACGTGCAGCAGGCCGCGCACGTAATCGGCGACCCGGTGCCGATCGTGTTCGGCCGCAGGCGGAACGAAACAGGCGGGGTGTTCATCTCACCGAAGGCCACTGAATGCCGGTTTGAGAACGACACGAGCAACGCGGTCACGGCCTATTACCACCTGGTCCTGAGCGAGGGCCAGATCGGCCAGCTTCAGGTGCGAGACATCTTTCAACGCCAGTGCAGGGTTGGATCCGCAGCGCAGACCTACGACCGCCGCGCCGGAAGCTGGGAGCCGGCCAACGTGATCCAGCTGCGGGAGGGATTCAATAAGCCGGAGGCGACCTACCACTGCGGCTCGGTCGGCCGTTACCGGGGGATCAGCACGCTCTCCTTTGAAGTCACGATCCCTGACGGGTTCGACGTGTGGAACCGCCAGGTGCATGTGTTCGTGCGGGAGGGCATGGATGTGAAACGCTGGCTCGACAACCAGGCCGCAGCGCCGAGCGATTCATTCGCTGATCTGGCGTATTGGCTGATGGATAAGTCTGCCCGCATCCCGCTGCCGCTGATCGACACCGATTCGATTACCGATGCCAGCCGGTTCCTCGACGCCAACGACATCACCACGAACTGCTGGATCAGGGAGTCGATCAACTACAGCGACCTGCTCAGCCGGTGGGGCCGCTACCACCTACTCAGGCCAGCGACGGTGAACGGGCGGCAGGGCCTAAAGCCGCTGCTGCCGGTGAACAGCGACGGCACGATCAAGATCACGGCGCTGACCGTGGAGTACTTGTTTGATGACGGACTGGTGATTCCCGGGTCCGTCGATATTCGCTACAGCGATTGGAGCAGCAGCCAGCCATTCGTGGCGCAGATAATCTGGCGGCAGGAGTTTGAGGACTGCCTGGGGATCATGCGCACCGCAGAGGTGCGGTACCAGGGCACAGCAGAGAACGGCCCCTACGAATCGCACGACCTCTCGGCGTTCTGCACCCGCGAAGATCATGCCGTGAAGGTGGGCGCCTACATCCTCTCCAAGCGTGTGCGCAGCACCCACACGATCCGATTCAAGGTGCGGCCACAGGCTCACAACACCCTGCTTCAGCAAGGCAGCATCGTGCGGGTCCGGCTGGCGCGGGATCCGTTCAACGGTGGCTCTGCATTCCATGACTACATCTACCAGGTGGAGCGGATCACCAAGACTTTGGCCGGCGACGTGGGCTACGAGTGCTCCCACATGCCGGTAGATTCCCAGCTGCGCAGCCTGATCGCCCTGGACGTGGTGAACGCGCAGGGCACGGGGTATCTCTACGACTGCAACACCACAGGCCTGGGCTGTGACCTGAACTCGCCAGAGGATGACGACGAGATCCCTGACGATGATTGGACGATTCCCGATCCTGATCCGGGCGGGGAGATTACGCCGATTGATCCTGATGTGCCGATTGGTGGCGGCGGCGGCAGCGGTGGTGGTGGTGGTGGCACCGGCGAGCCCGAGCCCAACCCGAACGACGGCCAAGACAGCATTCCCACAAAAACCATAGGGTGCCCGGCTCCTGGCCAAGGCATTTTCGACGCTCCACATGTTGGTGTATGCGAAAATCCGATTGTCACTGCGGTGATGGGGAACCTAGACGAAAATGGTGAAGTCCTGGAAACTCCGCAAGTGCGGATGGAGATGCCAGGTTTCAGTATCCCACAAGTTCCGCCAGACGAACTAGGATCCAATGTCTTTGGCGAAAACAATTGGAACTACAGGTATGTAGTTTTTGATTACGAGTGCCCAGGCGGGCAAACGTACACCACTGATCCATGCTTGCTGGTTGATTTTGATCCAGAGCCGCCGTTTGATCCAACTGATTATCTATTTTTCCGTTTCCAAGGATCTGGAGCCGCCAGTAGTTGGTATTCCACCTCAAACAATACAGGCGTTGGAGCGCTGGCTCCAGGCGTTGACGGTGGGCCGGCTATTATCAATTGGATGTCTGGCGGCACATTCACATCCGAAGGCGGCGTGGGTGGCGCAGCGATTACGGTGTATGCCGTTGATTTTCAAGGCAAAACAGTTGCGTTCTTTGCTTGGGCCGGCGGGATTAACGCTGGCAGCTCAATCAGTGTTAGCTGGACGTGGGAATTTTCCAATGACCAAAATAATATCGATGCCACTTGGGCAGGAGTGTAAATCAAAATGACCACCTTCCCCGCCCTAGTCCCCAGCTCCCGCGTCTTCACCCCTGGCGAGTATCCCGCCACGGCGTTCTCGGGGTACTCAGGCGCTCAGAATCGGGTCAGGCATAGCAATGTTTTTCTGTCGGCACAACTGCGGCTGACATTCCTGGGCCTAACACAGGCGCAGATGCTGGACATCTGGAACCACTACAACGGCCGGCGCGGCGAGTTCAGGTCGTTTGACCTGCCGGCTGAGATTGTCAGCTACGGCAGCATCACCGACTACGTGCCAGGCAACTACCTGTGGCGGTACGCAGGGCCAGGGTCCGTTGAGGATCTACCCTGTGGTGGTCACAATGTCAGCCTGACGCTGGAGACAGTGCCGCCAACTGCCGCCAGCGTGGTGGGCGCTGACCTGTTCCTGCGGCTGCGGCTGAGCGCTGGCGTTGCCAACGGTGGCGAATATGAGCCAGGCATTAGCGAGTCGCTGACTTTCTCGATACAGACAGGAGCTGCATTTGCTGCA